GCAAATTGAGAAGCAAAAAATGCTTCGTGAGATATCAAATGACGATTTGACTCCAAAAAAACATGATTTTTTTCATCAAAATGAAATTCATGAAAAAATTCGCAATGATGACGATTATGATGATTGGGAGTATGGAACAGAACCTCTCTACGAATCAAAAAATCTCTAATAAATAATACAGATTAATATATTTCTTATGCCTCTAGAGCGGGTCAGTAAAGGATTTAAAGATTTGAGTATGACCTTTCAAGTCAATCCAATCAATTATGACTTAATTGCTCTTAAAAATGAAACTGCTATTGCTCGCTCTATTCGAAATTTAGTATTTACATACCCCGGAGAAAGATTTTTTAACGAAAATTTAGGTTCTAAAGTTAGTCGTTCTCTTTTTGAAAATATTGATGATATTTCAGCATCAATAATTAAAGATGAAATTAAAAACACCATTGAATCATACGAACCAAGAGTGAAATTAATTTCTGTAGAAGTAATACCAAATTATGAAAATAATGAATTTGGAGTAATTATAAATTATAGAATCACAGGTATAGATGTTTTACCTCAACAATTATCATTTGCACTTCAGCCAATTCGATAAATGGCATTAGTTAATTTTACTAATTTAGATTTCGATCAAATAAAAAGTTCAATTCGCGAATATTTAAGAGCGAATTCGAATTTTACTGATTACGATTTTGAAGGATCTAATCTTTCCACTTTAATAGAAGTTTTAGCGTATAATACTTATATTTCCTCATACAATGCTAATATGATTAGCAATGAGGTTTTTATTGATAGTGCAACTTTAAGAGAAAACGTTGTTTCTCTCGCAAGAAATATTGGATATGTTCCACATTCTCGCTCAGCATCAAAAGCTAACATTTCATTTTTTGTAGATACGACAGAATTTACAACAAATCCACTCACTTTAACACTTAAGAGTGGAGTTGTATGCACAGCAAACAATTCTTTTGCAAATCAAAGCTTTTCATTTATTACATTACATGATATAACTGTTCCGGTGGTTAATAATATTGCATTGTTTGAAAATGTTGATATTTATGAAGGAAATTATGTGATTGAGAATTTTACAGTTGATTCTAATATTTTAAATCAAAAATTTATTTTAGATAATGCAAACATTGACACAGAATCTATTAATGTTTTTGTGAGAGATACCAAATCAAAAACATCAAAAAATTCATATAAATTAGCAAAAAATCTCCTTGATATAAATTCACAATCTAGAATTTTTTTCATTCAAGAGATAGAGGATCAAAGATATGAATTAATTTTTGGAGATGGTGTTTTTGGCAAAAAACTTGAAAATTTAAATTATGTAGAAGTTTTTTACAATGTGACTAATGGGGAAGATGCAAATGGAATATCTTCTTTTAATTTTAATGGACGTATTGTAGATAATAACAATAGAGTTATTAATAATGGAATTTCATTAATTACAACAAACTCACCCTCACAAAATGGAAGAGAAATTGAATCTGTTGAGTCAATTAAAAAATATGCCCCAAGAAAATATTCTTCACAAAATCGTGCGGTTACGGCAACAGATTATGAAACGATAATACCCACAATCTATCCAGAAGCAGAATCAATTTCGGTTTTTGGTGGAGAAGATTTAAATCCACCACAATATGGAAGAGTTTTTATTAGTATTAAACCAACAAATGGTCCATTTGTTTCAAATCAAATAAAGGATAACATTGAAAGATCTTTAAGAAAATACGCTGTTGCCGGAATAGTTCCAGAAATTATTGATCTTAAGTATCTTTACATTGAAACTGATGTTACTGCTTATTATAATTCTAATATGACTTCAGACTCAAATTATTTAAAAGATATTATTTTTAATAATATTAAAAACTACTCAAATTCTAAAGAACTTAATAAGTATGGTGCAAGATTTAAGTATAGTAAATATCTTAAAATAATTGATGACTCTGATAGTGCAATAACATCAAATATTACTAAATTGGTAATGAGAAGAGATTTGAGAGTGGAAAAAAATAAATTTGCTAACTATGAAATTTGTTATGGAAATGCATTTCATATTAAAGATATGTCAGGATATAATATTAAATCTTCGGGATTTAATATTGCTGGAATTAATGAAACTCTTTATATGTCTGACATTCCAAATTCGACTGGTAAATCTGGAAATATTTTCTTTTTTAAACTTCAGTCGCCTACAACCCCAATAATTGTACAAAATAACGTTGGTAAAATTGATTATGTTAAAGGTGAAATTAGATTAAATCCAGTAAATATAATTTCAACATCTAAAAATGTTTTTTCACAATCAATAATTGAAATTTCTGTTGCTCCAAAATCAAATGATGTGATAGGACTTCAAGATTTATATTTACAACTAGATATTAATAAAAGTGTATTAAATATGTTATCTGATGAAATTTCTTCTGGTTCAGATATATCTGGATCAACTTATAAAGTTACATCAAGTTACACAAATGGAGACCTTGTAAGATAATAAGATGACCGAAACCAGAATCAAAATTAGTTCCATTATTAATAATCAACTTCCACAATTTGTTGAAGAAGAATTTCCTCTTGTCTCAGAATTTTTATCGCAATATTATACTTCCTTAGAAAATCAGGGAGGAACAAGTGACATACTTCAAAATATTGACAAATATGTTAAAGTTGATAATTTAACGAATCTAATCACCTTCACAACTCTAAAAGAAGATGTAACTTTTTTTGATTCTATAATTAAAGTCGAATCTACATCTGGATTTCCAGATTCTTATGGATTGCTTTTAATTGATTCTGAGATTATTACATATACCTCAAAAACTCAAACTTCATTTGAGGGGTGTGTTCGTGGTTTTAGTGGGGTAACATCATATAAAGAAAAAAAAGATGAACTAACATTTAAAGAAACTGAATCTCAAGAACATTTTGCGGTTGTTAATGAAACTTCTACGCAAGTAACAAATTTAAGTGTTCTTTTTCTTATAGAATTTTTAACTAAAATTAAAACCCAATTTACACCTGGATTTGAAAGTAGAGAATTATATTCTGATTTAGACGAAAGATTGTTCATTAAACAGTCTGTAGATTTTTACTCTTCAAAAGGAACTGATGCATCATTTAAAATTTTATTTGGAGCACTGTATGGGCAAGATGTTGAAGTTGTTAAACCAAGAGATTATTTAATCCAACCATCTGACGCTCAATATAGAATTACATCTGATTTAGTTGTAGAAAAAATTGAAGGAAATCCAGAAGATCTTATTAACACAACTCTTTATCAAAAAAATAATGATGATGACAATATTGCACAAGGAACAATTACTCAAGTTGAAAAAATAAGACGAGGATCAAAGGATTATTATATAATAAGTTTAGATTTTGATTATGATAAAGATATTCAATCAGTAGGAACAGTTTATGGTAAATTTGAAATAAATCCAAAAACAAAAAATATTTTTGAAATCTCTTCCGATTCAACTACTTTAGAAGTAGATTCTACGGTATCATTTCCAAAGTCAAATGGAAATCTTATTGTTAATTTGGAAAATGGAACATCACTAAACATTAAATATACCTCAAAAACACTAAATCAATTTTTAGGTTGTACTGGAATTACTCAAAATATTCCAGATTCAACAGAAATTAATTCAGATGGTTTTGCTTATGGATATTTTAAAGATCAATTAGTGAAAGTTAGAATACTTGGAGTTTTATCTGAATTAAATTTGCCAAATAATACAACTTTTTATTCTAAAGATGATCTAATTAATATAAAATCTTTAGGTGTAAACTCTAAGAAGTATAAATTTAATAATTGGTTTTTTAATATTGCATCAAAATACAAAGTTTATTCTATTGAACTTTTAGATGAAGCAGACAGATCATATAAAATTAACTTGTATGATGATCATTACTTTAAAATTGGTGATTCTGTAACTATTTCGTCATCTTTTGCAACAGAACAAATTGGATATGTAATTTCATTTAATAATGAAAAGTCCTTTAGTGTTCAATTTGGATCAGAATATCCGTTATTAAACTTAAATGCTTCTTATATTGTTAAGAAAAATTTATCTAAAGTAGAGACGGAAAATTATCCAAGTGTAACAAAATATACATCTAATGTACAAAATGTTTATTTGGACAAAGACGAATCTTTATATGTATCTTCACCATCAATTCCAACATATTTAAATAAACCGTTAAAGATAAATGATAGGTCAGTGACATTTAGTGGTTTGTTTTTCCCCGAAAATTCAAGTGAAGGAACTGTATTGGATTTAAGTGTTCCTAATGGACCTCATGGATTTTATACAGGAGATGCAATAGTTTACAAACCATCAAACAATAATAGTTTAGGAATATCATCTGGAGTTTATTTTGTAAAAAAAATAAGTGAAACTAAAATAAAATTAGCAAGAAGTAGAAATAATATTTTTACAGAAAACTTTATCTCTCCTGCAGGAAATGTTACTGAGGCAAAGTTTGAACTTAAAAATTTCACATATGATGATTTAAGTTCACAATTACTCGAACCACAAAAACTAATCAGAAAAATTTCTGACCCCAAAAATGATGGAAATATATATGAAACTGATCCTGGATCAACAGGTATTTTTATAAATGGGGTAGAAATTCTTAATTACAAGTCAAAAGATAATGTTTATTATGGTCCAATAGAAAATATAGTTGTAACTTCATCGGGAATTAATTATGATATTAAAAATCCACCGATCTTAACAATAGACGATCCTGTTGGATATGGAGCTAGTGGATATTGTTCCGTAATTGGTCAATTAGAACGGATAGATATTTTGGATTCTGGATTTGATTACATAGAGGATCCGGTAATTGACATTACTGGCGGTAATGGGTCAAACGCAATTGCAAAAGCAAATTTGATTACATTAGAACATATTGAATCATTTAATTCTCAGGGATACGCAAATTTGGTGAAATTAAATCCAGATAATAAAATTGGATTTTCTAGTTACCATAAATTTAGAAATGGAGAAGAAGTAATATATGTAAC